GTCATTAAGTCGCTCTGCTGCGTTTTTTGCCGCGGATATAATCCATCTTGAGTATATTGTTTTTATAGCTGATTCGCCGTAATTCTGTTCTGACTCGTTAGATATAGTTAAAAGAGTATTCGCATAATTGTTTTTTTCGTTTAGATTTTGAGTTGGGTCAAGCTGCCCATAATATGTCCAAACTTGGCTCACCCGCTTATTAGGCTGGTCTTTAGCTGAAAATGAACCTGCTTTAATTTCGTCATCAGTATAAAGCGGAGCTGTTTCAAGTACACCGCGCAGCACTCTAAAAATTATCAACCGGCTTACATCGTCCCACCACATGCTCGATGCTGTTTGCTGTAACAGCTCGTTTATTAAATCTGTTACGCTTGTAGGCTCTGCTATTATCGTACTGTACGCCCTTTGAATATACGTATTATGCTCTATAATCCAGTCATTAATAGGTATATATGAAGAAGGTATGCCGGCATAATTTTCTAGCAGATCAGAAAATATTTCATATGTAGTCGCGCCCGAATACTGCAAGCATAGTTGGGCTCGATCACCGCTTTTATGCTCTTTAGCTTCTGTGTTATATCCGCTTCTAGTAATTGTCATTACATCACCGGAACGTGTAAAGTCGCAAAGCTCTTTTCCGCCGATATTGATTATCCCGCTAGATGGGTACTCGCTACCGACTCCAATTGGGTCAAGCGTTATAGATGTTTGAGCGTCCGTAATATCGTTTAAAAGCTCACCCTGAGACAGTAGCGGGGCTTGCGCTTTCTTTCCAGACGCTAGCTTTAGTCCGTCCTTACAATTTATAGAAAAAGCACCGCTTGATGTTGGCCCAGCCAAAGAATCAACAACAAAATGTCTGACTTCCATAGTATCAAGAGATTGGTTTGTATAACCTCTTATAACACGTAAATCAGTACCTTTTGTGAACGGGAATCTAGCTCTGAATTTCCCGAAATATGTACCTCTAGTATACGGATCATAGCTTCTGCCTGACAAATATCTGTCACCACTAGGGCCGCTGTCTGGGCTTCTGAAATCAGCCAGGCTAATGTCAACACTAGCCCTAACACCGATAGACTCTCCAAGATCTACTTTGGCTGGCCTGATTTTTACGCTACTAATGCAGGGTATAGCATCTATATCAACAGGAACCTTTGAACTTGCCGTGGAATACCTAACCGTTTCTGTTTCACTTGAATAGTTCGGCGTATCTTGACAAGTCGCTAGGCAATTGAAACATTTATCATCGCCAGACAATGAAGCAGTACACGGTGCAACTCCATAAGTGTTTGAGCATCTATCTAAATCAAGCTCAACATATGTTATACGCTCAGTCACTACACCAACCCCCTGAATGTCCAGTTAGCAGACACCATTCCATTTGATAGCTGGTTGCTCATCTGAGGATCACCCTCAACCCAACAAAACCCAACTTCGGCTGCGTACGTTGTAGGCCTCCACGCCCAAAAACAAGGAACCCTAGGAACTAGAGAGAAGAATGGATCTAAAGTGTTTCTGTACCAGTCAGGAGTTAGGTTTGAAAGACTAACGCTAGTTTTATTTGTTTGTCTTACTACTATCTCGCCCAAGTATTGACCATTTTCAGATACTCCATTGATTGTAGTTCTGTCTCTCCCGTAAGTTATCGGAGTATGTCCAACGTAAATATTTCTTTCCAATCTTATTGATTTACCAACATACAAAACAGCTATTGATGCCGCTGTCGTAGCGCCGCTAATTGTTATTGTTACAACGTCAGGCGCAGCAACAGTCTGTAAATATAGTATGGCTTGGTTATCGCTTACATTTACATTTGACGCTACTGTAACGCCATCATATCTAACAGTTATAGACAATCCCGCTTGATTTAGATTATGTCTAGCTATTCCAACATAATCTATTTCCTGACCATTTGTCTGTACCGTTATAACTTGATCAGCATTGCTAGACGCCTGCCACCTATACGCAGTGGCAGGGTTTGAAATGTTTGTTATAGGATTATCTATAGTCTCGCTGGTAGCCGTGACAGTAGATACATTTGCTAAATTATGATACCCAATAATAGCGGCATTATTATCAAGAGATGTTACTTTGCTTAATACTAGACCGCGACCAATTACAGTAGTCATGCTATTAGCCTCCCGCCATCTTCTTGAAACTCTACTAGCTTAGCAGCTATTTCGTTAACCATCGATCCTGATACTAGAGCGCTTGGATCTAGTGTTTCTATTCTCATTGTTCTTGTCGCTTCTTGTGAGGCTTGAGGCGCAGCTGGCACCGTGGGAGTAGCAACTGCTCCACCACCACCAGCACCAGCCGTTACACCGCCACCACCACCGCCAAAAGTCTGACTATTGATAGCTTGAAGCCTTACGCCACCGGCCACGATTGCAGCTCCAGCAGCAGCAGCACCAAGTGCAGGACCTACTATCGGTATACCGGCCATAGCTGTGAATGCCTGTTGAGCTCCTTGGTATGTGCTAACAATAGTCTCAGCCGCTGCCGCCGCCTTACCTATCGCAAACATCTTTTTGCTTCCAGTTGATGTTAGCGTGGCAAGATTTGAAAACATTGTTCCGGTAGCTGAAATCCTAGAAGCCATCAGCGCGTCGTCAATAGCTTTCTTTTTATTTGCAGCGTCTTGTGCTTCTTTTATAGATTTGTCAAGAGCCGCCTTTTCTATTGCTGCAAGCTCATCTGTTTTTTCTTGCGCCGCCATTACAGCGTCAGCTTTTTCTATTGCTGCTCGTTCCGCTCTAGCCGTTCGTTTTAATTCTTCGTTCTCTTCAAATACCGCCGCCTCAAGCTCATTTTTCTCGCGAATAGAGGCGATAAATTCTTCTACTTGCTGAGATGGCAAAGGGCCAAGAAGTTTTTGGTCTAATTCAATCGCCGCTCTGTCTAACTCGGCCTTGGCTGCGTCAGTTGTAGCTCGTAATGATTGCGCCAACATGCTTGGCTCAACGACTAATTTTTCAATATCAACACCTGGAAGGTTATTAATGCCGTCGATTAGTTCATTAATTTTGCCCTTCGCACCGTTGACGCCGTTATCAATTGTTTCAATTATTAGCGTAAATGCTTCTGACACCCCAACGGCCATCGCATCAAATGCCAAATTTAGACCGTCAATTATGATAGACCATCCGTGGAACGCATCGCCAACAAAACCAACCCCAGCAGCAACAGCATTTATTGAATCAATCGCTACATTTTTAAAACCGTCAGACTCGATAGCCGACTCTTTAAACATGTTAGCAATTTCGCCAAGGATCGGCGCTAACTCTATAGTGAATGCCTGCACCACTCCGTCAATAGCAAGCCCTATGGTAGCCATTGCATCGTTTGCGGCTTCTATTCTGCTTGCGTCAAAGTCAGATATAGCCAATCCGAAGCCCTGAATCTCCCTTGTAGCTTCGGATATTGTATTTGGATCTAACTGAGCGATTGCAAAGCCTGCGCGCTTGCCAAATAAATCAGCGGCTGCGGATGCTTGCTCGGTTACTGGAATATTTTCTCTGATAGCGCGATTAACTGTTAGAATCTTTTGATCTAGAGTCATTCCTTCTAAATCATGGGCAGTTAATCCTAAGCGTTCAAGGGTTTCAACGGCCACACCTGTTCCAGATGCAGCCTCGCCCATTGCTACTTCTAAATTTTTAGCTCCAGTCTCAATATTTTTCATTGAGATACCGGACATGTCAGCAGCGCGAGAAAGCGTTGCTACTGAAGCGCTAGTTGTGCCTAATTGCTTGGCAAGTTTAGCTTGAGAATCAACCGCTTTTAATGAGTCGCTAACAAGCTTAACGCCAATTGCAGCCCCGACCGCAGCAGAAGCAGCAGCGACCTTGCCAAGATTTAATGCTGTATCTTTTGCTTTTGAGCCAAACTGATCAAGCTTTCTTGACGCCTCATTTACCCCTTTTTTTAAGGGATCTATATCAGCGCCAAATCTTACAAATATATCTGAATCAGCCATTAAAACCGCGCTCCAATAATCTCAATAATCTAACCCTTTGCGGCTCTTGAAATAGCGCTGGACTTTTAGCCTCAGCAATCCACCAAAACTCTTTTGGGTGTAGCCCCCAAAACTCACTTGGTGGCAATCCGAAGCTATTTATTGCAGCTATATACAGGTTTTTAACTATTCCGCCGCTGCTTGCTTTCCCGAATCAATCTCCGGTGGATTATAGCTATCTGGCGGCAACATCATCATAATTAATGACGTTATAGTATCAGTTACATACTTACCGCCTTCATGCCCGAACAAAGAGCCGTACACCTCTTCCACCTCAATACTTGCACCGGCATAATTTAAAGCCGCAGCATAGGCCTCGGCTAATTTATTTAGCTTTGGCCCTTTTCCGGTTGTCAAATCTTGAAGGCTGACAATATCTTCAACTATTGCAATTAATTTCATTACCTTGTCGTTAGGTATTTTATAATTACATCCTTTGAAACTGATTGTTATATCTTGAAATATTCCCATTATACACCAACCGTATAAGTCCACTCGCCGCTAGACTGTAGCGTACCATCGAACTCGATAGCGCCATCAGATCCACCGCCGTTTTCAGTAAATCCGTTGAAGAAAAAATCTCCTGTAATGGTATCGCCAGCTACTTGCGCGCCGTATGGAGGGAATTCAATCTCGATGTCGGTTAGCATCTGACCGCCATCAACCATAACAATTCCACGTAATGTTGTGTCCTTGGTGACGCCGCTAAATGATATATCTAGGGTCTTAGTCCCTGATACATCAAGCAACTGTCTATATCCGTTGTCTTCGTCTGTTGTTACGTCGATAGGTTCTTTAGCAACCGCAATAGACTTGGAATTAATCCCAAGCAATGCAACGCTGTTCTTTTTTACTAGTAGGTCTCTGGAAGCTGCGCCTGCCATGTTATAACTCCTCGATCATTAGATTAAACGTTTGTATTCCGTGTCGGGTAAATCCGTCTGATTCTAATCTAGACTCAGAAGAAACTTGGTGTATGTTAATAAATTTGTAATTAGTGTCTAGTATATCAGCTCTATTCAATGCGTCATAGACCAAGCCTTGTATCTGCTTAGTCTCTGCTCTGCCAGTGTACCGGCTCCATGCGTGAATAGTAATGCTAACTAGGTTTGATAACTCAAGATCTGTACTGGTATCAGTATGTATATCTTCACCGATTGCAACATAAGGGAATGCTGAGCTATCACCGGAACTTATAGCCTGTGGAACGTCATCATAAACAGCTTTTATAGCAG